AGCTAAATCATCTTCTCCTGATGCTGCAAGATCGGAAGCGGTATCGTTACTACTAATGGATGAGGCTGCCTTTATTGATAACGTAGATGAAACATTTACTGCAGCTCAACAAACATTAGCGACGGGTGGACAATGTATGGCACTGTCTACTCCTAATGGTGTAGGTAATTGGTTCCATCAGACATGGGAAAAAGCAGAGAGTAGTGAGAATTCATTCTTACCTATTAGATTACCGTGGACGGTACATCCTGAAAGGAATCAAACATGGAGAGATCAACAAAATGCTGATTTAGGACCTAGAATGGCAGGACAGGAATGTGATTGTGACTTCTTAGCATCTGGTGATACGGTATTTGAACCAGAAGATATGTCTTTCTATGAACAAACTTGGGAAAAAGATCCTTTAGAGAGAAGAGGTATTGACGGAAACCTTTGGGTATGGGAAGGAGTAGATTATATGAAGTCATATATGGTAGTAGCCGATGTATCTAGGGGTGATTCAAGTGACTATTCTGCATTTCACATATTTGATATAGAGAATGCAGTTCAAGTAGCAGAGTATAGAGGTAAGTTATCTCCTAAAGACTATGGAAACTTCTTAGTTGGTATAGCTTCAGAATATAATGATGCATTGCTTGTAGTAGAGAATGCTAACATTGGATGGGCTACTATCGAACAAATAATGGAAAGAGAATACAGGAATCTATACTATAGTGCTACTAATAATATGGAAACCGTAGAGACATACATGCATAAATACGAAAGAGATAAGCTAGTTCCTGGATTTACGATGTCTGCTAGAACTAGACCCTTAGTAATTGCAAAGATGATAGAATACATCAGAGAACACTCTGTTACAATTCAATCTAAGAGGCTGTTACAAGAGATGAGAGTATTTATATGGAAGAACGGAAAGGCACAAGCACAAGATAGATATAACGATGACCTTATTATGGCATGTGCTACTGCACTTTATGTTAGAGATACTGCATTGAGATTAAGACAACAAGGTATGGATTTAGCTAGAGCACAGCTATCCTCTTTTAATAACTTAAACTCAAGAAACAAAGCTGTTATAAGATCAGTTGGTAGTATGCAGAATAATCCTTATATTATGAATACACCGGGAGGCGAAGAAGATGTCTCGTGGTTACTAAAGTAGACTATTTATATAAAAATACAATTTAATGGCAGATAAATCGCTATTTGGACGTTTGCAAAGACTTTTTTCAACTGATGTAGTTGTTAGAAACATTGGTGGAACACAGTTAAAGGTAACAGACGTCAACAATATACAAACAACAGGTAAGTTACAGACCAATTCATTAATGGATAGGTTTACTCGTCTTTACACTTATAACAAGGCGAATATATTTAACCCTAACCTGAATTATCAAACACTTCGTATACAGTTATATGCTGATTATGAAGCTATGGACACTGATCCTATCATTGCATCTGCCTTAGATATTATTGCTGATGAAGCAACAATTAAGAATGATCAAAACGAAGTATTAGCTATTAAATCTTCTGATGAGAATATTCAGAGAGTACTTTATAACCTATTTTATGACGTCTTAAACATCGAATTTAACCTTTGGTCATGGACTAGAAATATGGTTAAATATGGAGACTTTTTCTTAAAGCTAGAAATAGCAGAGAAGTTCGGTGTATATAACGTCTTACCTTATACAGTATACCACATTGCTAGACATGAAGGACATGATCCAGATAACCCACAGAAGGTTGAATTTGAATTAGATCCTGATGGAATAGCTACTTCTTCAGATACTACTTATCTACCTAATAAGAAGCAAACATCTAATATAGTAATAGACAACTATGAGATGGCTCACTTTAGATTAATCTCAGACGTACATTATTTACCTTACGGTAGATCTTATTTAGAGCCAGCTAGAAAAATATATAAACAAACTACTTTAATGGAGGATGCTATGTTAATTCATAGAATCATGAGAGCTCCGGAAAAGAGAATGTTCTATATAAATGTAGGTTCTATTCCTCCTAATGAGGTTGAGCAGTTTATGCAAAAGACTATCAACCAAATGAAGAAGACTCCTTATGTTGACCCACAAACAGGTCAATATAACTTGAAGTTTAATATGCAGAATATGATGGAAGATTTCTATCTACCTGTACGAGGAGGTGATACTTCAACTAGAATCGAAACTACTAAAGGATTAGAGTATGACGGTACTAATGATGTAGCATATCTACAATCTAAGCTATTTGCAGCATTAAAGATACCTAAAGCATACTTCGGATATGAAGGTGACTTATCAGGTAAAGCTACNTTAGCAGCAGAAGACATAAGATTCGCTAGAACAGTAGAGCGTATCCAAAGAATTATGGAATCAGAGTTAACTAAGATTGCTCTGGTACACCTATACACGCAAGGATTTCAAGGTGAAAGTTTAACTAACTTTGAAATTAAATTAACTACCCCTTCAATCGTATTTGAACAAGAAAAAGTTGCTTTACTTAAAGAAAAAGTAGACTTAGCTTCTCAAATGCAAGACTCTAAATTATTCTCTTCAGACTGGATCTATGAGAAGATATTTGATCTATCAGAAGATCAGTATATGGAGATGAGAGACTTAATGGTTGAAGATGAGAAACGTAAATTTAGAAGAGCACAGATAGAGGCTGAAGGTAACGATCCTGCTTCATCAGGAGTTACTTACGGTACACCTCACGATCTAGCTTCTATGTACGGTAGAAGATCTGTAGCCACTCCTAAAGGTGGAGAAGCCGCTGCTGTCCCTAAAGGTTATTCTGAATGGGGAGAGCCAGGACCAGAAGGTGGAAGACCTAGAGAAAAAGCATCCGTTTATGGTACAAACGACGCCTTAGGAGGACGTGATCCTCTAGGCCAACACGGTATGCATGGGGGATTCCCAAGCGATGCAGATAATGTTAACGAAAATATGGCTACCAAGTCAATCTACCAGCGTAATGAAGACATGTTAAAACAAATTGTCTTCACGAAAAAACCTGGTTATGATGATAACGACCTACTTAATGAGGATAACATCAAAGATTTAGGTAAGTAGTGCATATTTATATATAGTAAACGTGTATAATGAAAATAAAGCATTCCAAGTATAAGAATACTGGACTAATATTTGAATTGTTAGTCAAGCAGATAGCGGCCGATACTCTGAACAAAGAAGAATCGCCGGCTGTCGGTATCTTAAAAGAATACTATGCGAGCAAAAGCTCTTTAGCAAAAGAGTATAAGCTATACGACTTAGTTGTGAAATCAAGAGGTGTCTCTCAAAAAAGAGGAGAAGCCATCGTATCTACAATAACCGAAGTTTCTAGAAAACTTAACCAACAATCACTAAAGAAACAAAAGTATCATCTTATCTCAGAGATTAAGAAGCATTACGACTTAGATGAGTTCTTTAGCATTCAGGTTAGAGACTACAAAGCTCTTGCAGCTATGTATTGTTTATTAGAAGCACAGAATAATAGCGATATTGTAGATCCTCAATACTTAGTAGATAATAAAGTAACAATCTTAGAGCACCTTACTGCTAGTACGCAGAACGAGGATAGCGTTAAAGATACCTTAATAGAAGAGTATTCAAAGTATGATAAGGATCTAAGAATGTTAACTTTTAAAATATTACTGGAGAAGTTTAACGACAGTTATAAAGACTTACTTCCAGCACAGAAGAACATACTTAAGGAGTTTATTACCTCTGTAAATTCCAAAACACGTTTACGCAATGTAGTCAATGAAGAACTTTCAAAGATTACTATAGAGGTTAAAGAGTTATCTAAAAAAGTCAAAGACGAAGTTGTAAAGATTAAATTAGACGAAGTAGCAAAAGCAATAGTTCCTTTAAAAAAGACTGAAACTATAACAGATGCTCACTTAGTTAACCTCATGCAATATTATGATTTAGTTAATGAGTTAAAATCTCTGTAATGAAAAGATCGGAGTTAGTCTCATTAGTTAAAGAAGTAATGCAAGAGTTAGATGAAGCTAATGTAACAGGTGGAACAGCAACGTTTACACCAGGTACAGGAGCACAATACGCTACGCCAAACTTTTTAGGTAAGGCTACTAGAGCAAAGAAGGCATTAAAAAAACAAGGATACAAAGAAGTATAAACAATGACAGCAACTGAAAAATATCATGCAGTCCTAGAAGGTAAGATGAAAGAAGGCGAATTCGTTCGCCAGATGCGTCAAGCTTTCCCTCAATTTATCACACAGTGGAATGGGTATAAGGACTCCGTATCTATCTTGAAGCAAAAAGCAATGATCTTCGAGAAGAAAGAGGTAAAAAAAGAGATAGTACAACTAGCAGATAATTTCCCTATCGAATCTATCGAAAGAGGAATTGACGTGGAATTAGAATCAGCTGGTATCGACTCAACAGGGTCAGTATCTAAAGACGAATACATGAAGGCTAAAAGAACTGCTGTCTCCAACCTTCAAAAAGACGCTAACCACTATTACAATCTAATATCAGGAGAATCATCAAAAGTTGATAAGAATGATAAAATGAAAGAAACTAAAAGAGGTAAACTCGAAAAAGATACTTTCAATGATTTAAAGAAAGCAACTTTAAAAGAGAACGTAGATCCTACTTTAGATCCTTACGAAGATAAAAAAGAAATAGTAAGACAGGTAATCGATTTAATTAAAAGAGAGAAATCTGTCCCTACATCTATTGCTATAGACTTTATAAAAACACATTACGAAGACATCATCAATAACCGCGACGATCAAGCTATATTAGACGAGTTTGAAGAGTTCTTCTCAGTTAACTACGAAACTGGCTCAGACTATAATGAAGGAGAAGTTCGAGAAACAGAGGATGAATACTTAGCTAAAAAAGATGCTGCTATCAAACAAGCAATGGGTAAAGAAGATGAGGTAGAAGAAGGAAGAGCAGTAAATGCTTATACTCCTGGTGATATGTTCTCTACTGACTTCGATTACGAAGGAATGCTTAAAGCAGGATTAAAAGTAAGAGTTAATACTCCAGTCGATATAATGCAAAAGATTTACGATTCATTCGAAGACGTAAACTACCATAGAGAAAATACACACTTAGGTGATGTAATCGATGCAGTTAAAGAAGGTAATAAAGAAGAAGCATTAGAAGCACTTAAGAAATATAGAAGAGCAATTAAGGATACTATGTCAGATATCTTTGAAGGAGCTTTTCCAATTAGAGAAAGAGATGATAGCTACGTACCAAGAAGCGGAGCTGTAGTAAAAGAGAGAGTAGGTGCACTACAAGACTTTGTTTCGTTAATTCAAGATAGAGCAGAAGACTCAGGATTCTCAGAAGAAGAAGAAGCAGAAGAAGTAGTTTATGCTATCGGTGACCATTATGGATTTGGTGTTGATGTATTAAAAGGTCCACAAAATGAAGCTAAAGGTAAAGATCATGACGGAGACGGAGATGTAGACGGAGATGATTATAAAGCTGCTAAAGACAAGGCTATTAAAAAAGCCATGAAAGAAAACGTTAAGGCCATTATATCTAAGGTATTAGAAGAAGGTACTCTCAACGAAGCAGC